TGAGAGGTTTATTTTATTCGGCTGCTTCACAAATGCCCTGATCGATCAAGGATGCTGCCTGACGACCAAACCAGCCTTGTAGCTGCCAGCAGAGACCGGTGTCAATAAGATGCTGCCAAGCTTCGATTTGGGTTTCTTCGTCGGCTTCTTCGACGCCTTCGGCAATCATAGTCGCTGTGAAATTATCCATTTTTTTGACTCCAAATGTTGGTTGGTAATGAGAGATATGCACCCCACAAAGAGAAGGCGATCATGGCGCTTGCGCAGGGAACTACCAATACAGCTATGCGACTTTCCATACCCACCATCAATAGTACGACACTCAAGAGTGCAGCGAGTACAAATATGAGGCTGTTAACAATGTCAATCATGTCCAATCTCCTGCATCATTGTCCGAGCCTTGCTGTTCAGCAAAGTCGGCGTTTGCTTCCATGCCTTCGTTATAGCCGCGCTCGTATCCTGCGGCGAGTACCGGTACATCGAAATAAGGGTTCTCGTAGGGCTTGTCCTCATTGGCGTCCGTCTCGCCATCGAAGTATGCGGTCAGTTCGGCTTCGTTCTTTTGTGAGCGAAAGGTAGCTTTACCCATTCCCGGCTCACCCCAAATAAATTGCTTCATGTTACTTCCCCTCATTTTTCAGGACGGTTCTGACGACTGCGATGCTGGACTGAACCAGTTTAATGGCCTTCTGATATTCAGGGTCCATCCACTGGCGACTGTTAAGGCCAAACAGGTCGGTTTCACGAACCATGAGTGCGCCCAAAACGTCTTGTAACTGTTCGGTGTTCAATTCGATGTTCATCTGGTCTCTCCTGTTGTTTGTTTCTTTCTACTCTTTGATCTTACCACAAATCGGGTATTCGTCAAGTGTTTTACAAAAAGAAATTAGTTGTTGACACTCTGAGATAAATACCATATACTACAGGAAGATTTAATGCTTCGGAAGCTCAACGGTCGAGCAAGGCCCTCTAAAAGCCTAGGTTGCCGGTTCAAATCCGGTGCGAAGCGCCAACAACGGCGAAAGCCACGAAAGAAAACAAATGACGTAGATTACTACATACACATTTCAAGAGATTTCCAGAGGCAATGATGCGTCTGGATTGTTAACGGATAGACTCCACTCGGAGTCTGTCCGTTTTTTTATGTCCAAAACAAAGGAGACGGACAATGACTAAACTAAACTTTACCACTAAAGAAGAATACCTCGCATGGACCGCAGAATGGAAAGAGAAGTACGCTTCACTCTCCACGGAGATCAGGCGGATCAAGGGTACCAGAAAGATGTTCAATTACACTTATCGTGAAAAGGGTGATAATTCATCTCAGAAACGTACCAAGTTCGGGAGCAATCCCCACTATGATCCTAGGTTCGATGGATATAGCTTGGGGCTTGCACGAGACGTTGCTAGTTCAATGATGGAACAACGGGCGGCTGCTAAGAAAGAAGCAGAACGCCAGTACAAGAAATCTAAACTGGAAATGGAATATGCGCAATAAGCTAGTAGCTGATTAATCTCGCTTTCGTGGGCCGTGTAATCTGCCCATAGTCAAATACTGGTCGAATTCGTTTATGATGGTTGAAGTCTTTTCGTATTCGATCAGTAGTTTGCTTTCGTGATCGGGAGTGGGTCGTTTGTCATATGCCCAATACGCATTAAAACATGCGATCACTTGTTTGGCGACGGTACCTTTTAGCATACTAAGAGTTACCATCGGCTTGGTCGTTAAATTCTTGAGGTTATGATGTTTGCAATCTTCATCCCACTTGATCAATAAGTCTTGGGTTTTTTGTTTGATGTCACTCAATGTCTATGTACACATCTTGCATACCTGCCGTTTGCAGTTTTGCAACATTGCCTACTTGATAGTGTTTGCGCTCTAACCCTGTCAGACGTGCCTGATATAATCCACTAACTCTGGCTACTTCGATACATAGAAGTTCATGAGCAACCACATCAGCATCACCATCGATGTATTTCAGGATTGCTGGGTTGGCTAATTCTTTGTTGTAGTGTTCACTGAATTTGACGTAACACTCACTGCGGAGTTGCTTTACCTTCAGTTCGAGGAATTGTAGGACAGCTTCTATGTCTTTAAGCTGCCCCATTCTGTATTCCGATGTTCCGGGTATCATGGCACATTGCTGTGTCAGAATACCTCTCGCTACCGTTTCGTCAGTTGATTCCTCGATTTCTTTTTCATAGAAAGCCAAGAAATCTGGAAGTAAATCCAGATTCTGAGTAACTTGACGGTACCATGATGATGACATTATTCGTATTCACCATCTTCTTCGAAGAATTCTTCTTCTTCGCCGACATGTTCCGACACTGCGTTTTCCATGTATGTATCGACTTCACGAAGATCAGTTAGTTCCTCGTCGTCAATGCCCATGTCAACTAGATGCGCAACGATATGATCTGCTGCCGTTTGACGGTCTTTGGTGGACACGTACTCTTTGACTGTGCTCCACATTTCTGGTAAATAATCACTCATTATTGCCTTCCTCATTGAATTCTGCAATCTCACCTTCTAGTTCTCGTAATTCATCATCAGACAATTCGACGTGTTCATCTCTTTCGCCTGTTGTGGCAGATGCCGGAATGATACTGTCACGAGCCATGATGTCTTTCATCACTAGGTCGAGCACACCATCGGCATTCGCCTTGTACTTCTTTTTGGTATACTTTAACTCTGTACCGTCGAGCAAGGTGTAGATATAACTGTTGCCGGTTCTTGGTGCCAAGTCGCGATCTTCAAGCATTTCGAACAATCCACTGTATGGGTCCATGCCCGTACCATATGGAATGCTGATTTTCACTTCTTCGAACGGCTTCGAATACCGTGTCTTCATGATCTTACAAACCGCCTTGATACCTTGTACGGTTTTGGTCTTTTCACCTTCTTCGTCTTCTTTGAGTTTGTTTTTACCCATAGCCACAACCATACTAGATGCATAGATGAAACCTTGTCCGCCAGAAATCTTGTCATCTGGATCGAACATGTTTTGAGACTCATACGAGTGGTTTGTTACGACCAATCCTACGTTCAGGTTACCGATCTTGTTCACGGAACCAATTACCATAGACTTCAGAGCTTTAGCTTTGTGGCCAAAGTCACCCTTCAGTTCGCCTTTTGCGAATTGGTCAATTTGTGCTTGTGATTGGAGGTTGCCGAGACTATCGATTACAAAGAGAATCTTTGGTCGGTCAGCTTCGGGGGTATCTTTGTATTCGTTGAAGAAATTCGCAAGAAGTTTTGTTACCTTGTTGATTTCATCGTCTGAGAATTTAACAAGTCTGCTTGGGTCTGTATCAACACCAACGTCTTGTAGCCATTTTTCGTCCAGTGCATTTTCCGAGTCAACGAGGATGACAAAGTACCCTTTGTCCTGTGCTGCTTTGACTAGATTACCAGAACAAATGTATGATTTGCCTGATCCGGATGCTCCAGCAAAGCATGTCACTTTGCCCATTGGAACGCCTTTATCGAAGTCGGCACTCAATAGATAATTTAATGTATAGTTGCCGGTTGAAATCCAATCTGTTGGATCATTGAAGCCGCTGTTGAGTTCTTTAATGCCCTTGGACATTCCTTTGATTAGTTTTGATGGGTTGTATGGTTTCGCCATATTATACTCCTTGATAGTTGAAAAGTGGTGGGCTGGCTACATATATTTCAGTTTCCCCACCAGTATCCGTTTGGACCAGATCGCTCTAAAGTCGTTCGTCTATTCGTCGGGACGACTTCTGATTTTGTCAAGTAGTGATTGTGCGCGGTTGGAGTTAGTTCCCGCCGGTGCACTTTCTTCCTCAACAACTTCAACTTCTGCAACTTCTTCCTTAACCTCTGGCTCTGGAGTCGGTGCTGGAGTTTTCTTTACCACTTCTGGCGCAGATTCATCAGTATTAGTAGCGTAGTTTGGATTATCAACTCCGTATGGACGATAATATGTAGCCCACTTCTCGGGATCATATTCTTCACCATCGATTGATGCATCGAACATTTGATAGATGACCTTTTGAACCTCTGGTGTTGGCATCTTAGGGAAGAAATCTTCCAGATTGCTCAATCCATGAGTTTCAATCGCATCAAGTTCTTCATCCGTCAAATCAGATTCGCGGATTGCCAAACGTGAACCGGTATAATCTGCATACTGGCTTCCCGGCTTTTGAGTTTTCTTGACGATGAAATCACGGCCACCTTTTTCGTCAGATGGTAGTTGATCGGAATCATCTGGATAGTACTCTTCGTCGCAGAGACCCTGCTCAAACATTTGGTACACTTGTGGACCCATGATGAACCTACGGATTGGATTCTCAGGAACCGGAAGGTTCATGGGATCATCCCGAACAAATCCTTGGAAGATGTAAGTACGCTTCTTCCAATAGACGTTTGCGGTTTCCGTCATAGTCTCGTCGTCATACCATGTCTTCACTTCATCAATGATTGGACATTTCTCGCCATACATATGCATGCATGGGACCGATACGATGATTTCTTTACCAGCGGTTTCAGGTTTACCCTTGATACCTTTGAATGGTAGCTTGATCATCAAGCGTTCAGCCCACGGGTTTTCCGCGTCTTTGTTA